CTGCGTGGGAGATCGGCACTGGCACGTACACGGCGTCTGGGACGACTTTGACGCGCACGCTGACCGAGAGTAGCACGGGATCACTCCTGTCGCTCACGGGGGCCGCTCTGGTGTTCATCACGGCGGCAGCGGCGGACATTGTTCAACCTAATACCAGCCCGACGTTTGTGAATGTCAGCGTGACTGGCACTGTAGACGGACGTGACGTTGCCGCTGACGGGTCTAAGCTGGACGGCGTTGAAGCGTCAGCCGACGTAACAGATGTAGCGAATGTCACCGCTGCTGGCGCTCTAATGGACAGCGAGGTGGATGCGAACATCAAGACGCTGGCGCTGCCAGCCAGCACCACCATCAGCGCTTACGGCGCATCCCTCATTGACGACGCAAACGCAGCGGCAGCCCGAACAACTCTTGACGTAGATCAAGCGGGTGATGCCTTGGCATTCGCCATAGCATTAGGATAATCACATGGCTAACACCTTCAAGAATTACACAGCACTGGCAGTCGGCACAGGGGCAACCACAGCATACACCGTCCCAGCCTCAACTACTTCAGTTATGATTGGTATGACGGTAGCTAACCTAGCTGCTACTCAGATCGCAGTGACGGTATCTTGCGCTGGGGCTACCCTCATCAAGACTGTGCCAATCCCAGCTAACTCCTCGTTGTCTGTTTTAGATGGCAAGATCATCCTAGAGACTGGCGACACTGTTGTTGTTACGTCAGACACTGCAGCTTCTGCTGATGTGATCCTGAGTGTTCTGGAGCAAACCTAATGGCTGGGTATCTCGGCACTAGGGCCGTACTCCTTAGCACAACAGCAGCCACAGTGACTGGTGATATGACAGTCGCAGGTGATGCCACAGTCAGTGGAACCTTCACTTCACTTGGCATTGACGACAACGCAACCTCTACAGCTATCACGATTGATGCCAGTGAGAATGTTGGAATAGGGGTGGTTCCTGAAAGCTGGGCGATTGTCAGCCCCGCCCTTAGTGTTGGAAAGACATCAATTGCCGCCTACAGTTCAGGCACCCGTCACTTCTCTTACCTCTTCAACAATTTGTATTATGATGGAACAAATGATCGCTATATAGCAGACGGTAAAGGTGGACTATTCCAAATAGTCGACAGTGAGTTTAAGTGGTTTCAGGCAGGTACTGGCACGGCTGGTAGCACTGGCGCACTTACAGAACGAATGCAGATTGACGCATCGGGCAATGTGATTATCGGTAAGACCGTTACAACAAGTCAGTCTGTGGCAGGTATTGTCTTATACCCAGATGGCGGGATCGCCTGCACTACATCAAATAGTGGAACACAGTACCCGTTGTCTTTTGCGAGGGGTGGAGCTTATGTAGGTACAGTCGCAACAAGCGCATCCGCCACCTCCTACAACACATACTCAGATTACCGCCTCAAAGAGAACGTAACTCCTATCCAAGGTGCTGCTGATACCGTTATGGCGATGCAGCCCTGCACCTACACAGCTATCGTAGATGGTGTTTGGTACGATGGCTTCCTTGCTCACGAACTCCAAGAGGTTCACCCCCGTGCAGTCCAAGGCACTAAAGACGCCATGCGGGACGAAGAGTACGAGGTAACCCCAGCTACTGAAACAGAAGAAGCAGTCATGGGTACTCGTAGTGTCCCTGACATGCAGTCCGTTGACTACTCTAAGCTCACACCAATCCTGACCGCTGCCTTACAAGAGGCTCTAACTGAAATCGCTGCACTGAAGGTTCGTGTAGCTGCACTGGAGGCCACACCATGAGTGGATATATCGGCACAGCGCCCGTCCCACAGGCTGTCCAGCGACGTCAGTCATTTACTGCCACAGGTTCTGCCCAGACCACCTTTGCCACTGTAGGCTACACAGTCGGCTTCGTGGACGTGTACCTCAACGGCGTACACCTGTTGGGCGATGGCACAGACTACACCGCAAGCAACGGCTCAGACATCGTGCTGACTGCTGGTGCTAGTGCTGGCGACGTGGTGGAGGTCATCTCGTTTGAGACGTTTGAAGTGGCAAGCCAAACGTTCACTGGTACTACTACAGTCACTAAATCTAGTGGCGCACCTCTGGTTGCTAATCGTCAGGTTGATGATGGTTCTATTATCGACCTCCGTAAGGACGGCTCCACTGTGGGGAGTATTGGGAGTAACACCTCTGGTTCACGCTTGCATATTGGTAAAGACAATGTTGCTCTTAGCTTTGCTGCGGGTGGTGCTAATGCCATTATCCCGTGGGACAGCACAGCGAATGCGGTTGAGGATGCAGCTTTAAGTCTTGGCGGTTCTACAGCCCGCTTCAAAGACGCTTATCTATCAGGCGGCGTCTACCTCGGCGGCACTGGTTCAGCTAATTATCTGTCAGATTACGAGGAAGGCACTTGGACGCCTACTGCGTCTTATTTATCTAGCTCAGACGGTAGCTACACTAAGATAGGTGATCTTGTCTACGTTGAAGGCTCCGTCACATTTGGGTCTACGTCAAGCACACAGCAAGTTATTATTGGAGGACTACCCATGGCGGCATCGGGTGGCCGTGGCGGTCTCTATATAAGATATACAAATGTCGGCTACGCATTCTCAATGCACGTTAGTGCGCCGACCACAACATTTGCCCTATACTGGGTCAGCGGAGGTCCAGTTCTTCTCTCATCGGCATCCACTAAGCGTATTGATTTTGCTGGAGTATATAAATCAGCCTAACCTATTGGGGCAAGATGCACCCAACGGACCAACACACAAAGGAGCCTTACAATGGCTATCACTAAACGCACTACCGAAGACAAGATCGAAATCGTGGGTGACTTCAAGGTTATCCAAGTCCGTACAGCGACGGTCATCGAGGAGGACGGTGTTGAACTATCCCGTTCCTTCCATCGACACACTGTAGCACCAGACGCTGACGCCACTGCTGAGAGTACAGAGGTTCAGGCTATCTGTGCTGCTGTTCACACTGCTGCGGTTAAGGCCGCTTACGCTGCACACCTAGCTGCACAGGAGGTCTAAGGTATGACCAGCAAAGCTAGGGGCCTAGCCGATCTAGGCAATGCGTATTCAGACGGTGCGTTGAGCAACCGGAACATGATTATCAACGGTGGGTTCGACGTTTGGCAGCGTTCGGTAAGCACAGGCGATCTTGGTTTTGGTTACAAGTCAGTAGATAGGTTCTGGACATACTTAGGTACGTCTGGGAGCATTGATCGCAGCACGGATGTTCCAGATGGCTTCAATTATTGCTTCCTTTGGAACAGAGCAGCGGCAGGTAACCTCGGGACAACCGTGGAGTTAATGCGGCAGGGACACAACCCATATGGTGTGCTTGTTCTAAGTTTGTACTTAAAAGGTAACTTTACTGGGACTAATCTAACGATCAATTTCCGCAACTACACTGGAGGTTCTGCGGACAGCACACCAATTACTACCAAGACTAACTTCGAGAACTATTCTGACTGGACTAGGGTAACCATGTCCGTTGACTGCACTGGCATCACACCTCACGCAAATAACAAGATGATAAATGTAGAGTTTTCGTCATTTCCCGTTGGCGGCAGGATTACAGGCGTCCAGCTAGAACTAGGCGACACCGCCACCCCCTTCGAGCACAGGAGTTACGGCGATGAACTGGCGAGATGCCAGCGGTATTATTATCAAGAAGACACTGTAAGCCACTTTTTGAGAAGTTTCTCAACCAGCACAACTGGGGCTTGGTATGAGGACTATCCATTGCCTGTCACTATGAGGGCTACCCCCAGTTGGACAGCAGTATTGGGCAGCGATGTATCAAAAGTAAACGCAGTAACTATTAATGGTAGAACCGCAAAGTCTGGCTATGTTATATTTACAAGAAGCAGCAGCGGAGAGGGTTATTGTAGCTTCAATAAAGTTACAGCAGATGCGGAGTTATAACTATGGAAAATAAAATGAACATCACGTCAGCCGAGCAGACCACAGACACACTGTCGGGCGACCCTTCGTCAATCCAAGCCACCATCGGCGGACAACTCATGTCTGTCCCGTTAGACCTAACCAACCGCCACTACGCAGAGATATTGCGGCAGGTCGAAGCTGGTGAACTAACGATTACACCCGCCAACGGAGTTTAACTTATGCTGGGCTTCAATCCACTCGCATCATCGCCAATCGGCGCAATGGTTGGCGCGACAGTCCGCAACGTCAGCGCCGCCGCCGCCATTGTCGCGGTCGCCTCTGCCAGCGTTGTCAGCGTACAGGACGCCAGCGCAGCCGCGACGGCGACAGCCACCACGTCGGCTGGAGGCGTCCGCGCGAGCCTCGCAGCGGCCACCACGACGGCGACAGCGACGACATCAGCCGACACGCACCGAGTAAGCCTCACGGCAGCTCAGGCGCAAGCCACGGCCACGGCGACAGCCAAGGCTAACGCCATCTTTACGACGGGAGCCGCGACAACTGTGTCGGCGGCTGTGACGGCGCACGGACACCTTATTTTGCATAGTGGCGCGGCTGCGTCTATTCATGCTATAGTGCAGGCAAATGCGCGATATAAGTGGGAACCGCAGCCGATCACGCCAGAAAACTGGACGCCCGCATCGGCTGCGAGTGATACTTGGACACCAGCGGCAGTTGCCGCAGATAACTGGACGGAACAATAAATGGCTGGCTTCACATACACGCTACCAACGGTAAACGGCTCCGAAGACACTTGGGGGACGACGCTCAACGCCAACTGGACTGCGATTGGTACGTTCCTCGGCTCACTAGATAGCGCGGAGCTGGCGAAGCTGGACGGGCTAACAGCCTCGACGGCCGAGTTGAACATCTTGGATGGCGTGACGGCCACGGCGGCTGAGTTGAACATCCTCGACGGCGTGACAGCCACGACGGCTGAGTTGAACCACAGCGACGGCGTTACATCGGCGATCCAGTCGCAAATAAACGGGAAGTACACTGGCGCGGTGCAAACAACACCCACATGGCAAGCTGGTACAGGGACACTAGATAGCCTTGCATCGCCAGCGAAAATTAAGGCTGCGATATTAGCTCTTGCTCCCACTCCCCCCACTCCGCAAAACCTACTTGGCGTCAGCCAAACGTGGTCTGTTGTAGCTAGAACTTCTGGCACATCTTACAGAAACACAACTGGCAGGCCAATCCAGATAAACGTCAATGGCGCAAACTCTGGCGGTGGTTACATAGAGGTGTCAACAAACAATTCAACTTGGGTCAGAATTTGGACTGGTTCTGGTCAGGCAAACACTTGGGGCGCAGCGATAATTCCTGACGATCATTATTACAAAGTGGGGTCAAACGATGAAGTCGCAATTTTGTCTTAACGGCGCAGAAACGACTGGCCAAGCAAGCCGCAGGGAACTAATATGCCATTAGTCGAATTAACGCCGCCTTCGGGCTTCCGCTTTCACGGCACTGACTTGCAGTCTGAGGGGCGCTGGCATGACGGCAGCCTCGTCCGCTGGCACGAAGACTCGATGCGCCCAGTCGGCGGCTGGGTGGATCGCACTGGCGACGTGGAATACGCTGAGCCGCCGCGCGGAATGCTGGCTTGGCAGGACAACGCCGCAAGCCGCTGGATTGCGTCTGGCACATATGCCAAATTATATGCCACAACGTCGGGCGGCGGCACATTCGACATCACTCCCGCAGGCTTCACGTCTGGCGTGGTGACGGCAACAGTCAATACTGGGTATGGCGGCGGAACATACGGCACATCATTCTACGGCCAGACACGGCCAGATAGCGGCAACTACGGCGAGGCCACGACGTGGTCGATGGACAATTGGGGCCAATACCTGATCGCGTGCAGCAGCGCCGACGGCAAGCTGTACGAGTGGCAGCTAAACACAGCCGCGCCCGCCGCACAGATAGCAAACTCTCCGACGGGCTGCACTGGCCTTGTCGTGACTGGCGAGCGGTTCATTTTTGCGCTGGGCGCTGGCGGTGTCGGTAATGCCGTCGCTTGGTGCGACTTCGAGGACAATACGCAGTGGACACCCGCCAGCACAAACCAAGCTGGTGATACAATCCTCCAAACCACAGGGCAAATCATGGCGGGCATCGCGGCCCAAGGCCAGACGCTGATAATAACTGACCAAGACGCACACCGAGCCGTATATCAGGGTCCGCCATTTATTTTCCAGTTTGAGCGCGTCGGATCGGCTTGCGGGGCGGTGTCTCGTAAGGTCGTCGCAGACACGCCTGCGGGCGTATTTTGGATGGGCCAAAAGAATTTCTTTCGGTATGACGGTTCGAGCGTGTCCGAAGTGCCGTGCGACGTGTTCGATAAAGTGTTCAGCGACATCAACCCCGCCCAAATCAGTAAAAGCTGGGCCACGTCAAATGGTCAAAACGGTGAAGTCTGGTGGTTCTATTGTAGCGCCGAGAGCAACGAGATCGACAGCTACGTCGCATATGACTACAAAGACAACCACTGGCTGATGGGCAAGATGGACCGAACCGCTGGAGTTGATCGCGGTGTATTTCGCGCCCCAATCTGGGCGTCTGATAGTGGCCGCATTTACAACCATGAGACGGGTTTCAACTACGACGGTCAGGCGGTGTACGCGCAAACTGGGCCATTCAAGATTGGCGCGGGCGACAACCTCGCCGTCGTCACCAACTTGATCCCAGACGAGCTGTCGCTTGGCAGCGTCACGACTACGTTCAAGACACGAAATTATCCAAACTCTGCAGAAGCATCACACGGGCCATATACGCTGACAGACCCGACCAGCGTCCGGTTTCAGGGCCGACAAATCCGCATGAGGGTTGACGCAGTTGACGGTGACTGGCGCGTCGGCAAGTTTAGATTTGACGCCAAGGCGGGTGGCCGCAGATGAGCGGACGCGCACCGCCACCATTTGGCCCAGACTGGAAGACTTGGGGCCGACAACTGACTACGTGGCTGGGCCAGTCGCTGCCCAACTTGCAGTGGTTTACTGGCAATGAGACTGCCGCCCAGAATGGCACGCTGCTGTGGAACGAGACCGCGTCTTACCCAGTGGTGTCCAAAAGTGGCGCGTTTCGGCAGGTCGTCGTCGAGGGTGGCGACGCGCAGCTATCCATCACATCTAACGTCACGGCGGCGGCGACAAACACGGCATACCCGCTGACGTTTACGCTCAATACTGGCCAATTCATTTCGCTTGGGTCGCCGGCGTCGCGCATTGTGTTCGCGGAGGCTGGACACTATTCCGTCTCGTTTGCGGCGCAGACTAGCAGCACGTCGGGCAGCACGGTAAACTTTTATTTCTGGCCACGAATTAACGGCGTAGACGTAGCCGGTGCGACGGTCAGGAACGCGCTGCACCAGAACGGCGCGACGACCCTGTCTGGCCGCACGGCGTTCTTTGACGTTGCCGCCGGAGACTACCTCGAGGCGATGTGGGCCGTGTCTAATACACACGGACATCTTAAAGCCACGGCGGCGTCTGCGTTTGCGCCCGCCGCTCCCGCTGCTACACTGTCTATAATCAGGGTGCATGGGTGAAGGCTATCAAAATGCGTGATAATGTTGTAAAGTTACACACAGAGCCAAATATCAAAGTCAGGCCGATATTGCCGGACGCGCTAGATGGTGTAATAGATCGCGCGATTGAGATTATGCGACCGGCGATCGAACGGCGCGGCGTCCACGGGTCAGTGGACTACGTCGTTGATGAATTGAGGCGCGCCCAGTCATTTTTGTGGCTGGTATACGTGGACGAAAAGTTGTCGGCGGCGTTTACGACCTGCATTGTTTCGCACCCTAGTCGGGACAATTTGAAGGTTGAGTTTATGGGCGGCCGAAAGATGAATGTGTGGGGTGAATACGTGATCAAAATGCTGGTCGAGCTGGCCAAAAACGCGAAGCTAGACGGCGTCGAGGCTGACGGCCGCAAGGGCTTCAACAAATATGCGCGCGCGGCATCGTTCCGCGAGATTTACACACACTATGAGATGGAGCTGACCTGATGGGTTCGACAACAACTTCCGAAATGAAACTGCCAGAGTGGCAGAAAGATTTTTTAACTGGTTCAATCATGCCAAAGGCCGAGGCAATCGCGTCCGCTGATTTTGTCCCATACACTGGGTCGTTCACGCCAGAGATGAGTGACTACACCACGGCGGCGGGCGGACTATATGGTGACATTGCCCAAATGGGTCAGATGACGCCGCAGGATTACGCTGCGCGCACGCAAGCAAACATGAACCCGTACCAATCCGAAGTGATCGACTCGTCTCTGGCTTTGATGGGGCGGCAACAGGATCAGGCGCGCACCGCGAGCGAAGCCAGCATGATTGGCTCTGGCGCATTTGGTGGCGGTGGCCGTCGGGCAGTTTACGAGGCTGAATTTGACACTGGCAACCTTGCCAACCAGAACCAGCTAATCGCCCAGATGATGCAGCAGGGCTACAGCAACGCCCAAGCGCAGACAATGGCCCAACTCTCGCAGCAGCAGGGCGCACTTGGCGCTGGCGCGGCTGGCTTGTCCGGCGTTGGCGCAACTGAAACGGCGTTGGCAAACCAAGAGCTGCAGGCGCTGTATTCTGAATTTGCGCGCGAAAATGATTTGCCGCTGTCACAACTGAGCGCGCTACTGTCCGCCGCGAACGGCATTCCTGCGGGACTTGGGACGCAAACCAAACACGATCCATTTGGCGGATTAACCGCAGTTGGCAACGTGCTTTCGGGCGCTGGTTCACTCGGCAAAGGCGGCACAGCTGCTGGCTGGTTCCAATAATTTTATAGAAGGATGGCCATACGATGGAACCATATCTGCTTACCATAGACGACATCAACGACTTGGCCGATCGGGGCTTTGACATGAACGGCGTGGCCGCAGGTTCGGAGGCAATGACGGCGGAAGTTGAAGCGCTCGGCTTTTCAGCGCCCGCCACAACTGCGTCGCCGGCTGCCCTTGATATTCCGGTCCCGACGCCCCTTAGCAGGTCGCAAAACGCTGCAAACGCGCTCAATGTTTCCGCAGAGGACGCCGCGTTTATGACGGACCCGACAGCGCCGACGGCAGGCCCAGCGCCAGCCACGGCGGCGGCGCCGTCCGGCACGTCCACGATGCAACAGCTAATGGCGTTAATGGCTCCGGCCCCCGCGCCGCGTTCCAGCGACCCATTTGAAAACCTGTCGAAAACGCAGCGCCGCATGCTCGCATTTAGCGCCATGAGCGACGCCGGCGCGGCGCTGGCTGGGCGTCAGGGCGGGAGCTTCAATTCCATGATGGGCAAATTCGGCGAGATGGAAGACATGAACCGCAAGCGCACTGCCGCCGAAAATCAGCAGGCCATGATGTCGAGACTTATGGGCGGCGCAGGCGTGGGCGGCGGCGCAGGCGTGGGCGGCGGTGCGGGCGGGACAATCGAGGACCAGATTCGGTATTATACGCAGATGCTGACCATTCCGTCGATGGTGCCGTTTGCCTCTGCAAAGCTGGCGCAGCTATCGGGTCAGGCGGATGCCAGTGCAGCGGACATAGGTCGGACTCAAAGTGCGGCTGACACGCTGGAGACGGTCGAAGACTTGATGCAGTCCGTGCGGGACAATCCAAGCGCCACCGGCTTCTGGAGTCAACTGTTTGGCTTGTCCCCATCTACAAAGGCGGGCGAGCTGCGGATCGACGTGCAGACGCTGCGGTCAAACATGGCGCTAGACGCCCTAATGGCTCTCAAGGCCACCGGCGCGACACTCGGGTCCGTGTCCGAAAAGGAACTTGAGCTACTTGAGTCAGATATTGCAAAGATCAATCTGGCGCAAAGCCAAGAGGCGGTGTTGAAAGACCTTACAAAAATCAGAAACAGATACCAAAGAGCCGTCCGCAGCGCATACCGCGACACGAATAATGTGGCGGCCCTGACGGCGGCGCTTGGCGGGCGGCCAACTTGGCTTGACGGTGACGACGCTGCGGCGCCGGCAGAGGCTACGACTCCGCTGAGTGACGAAGAGCTAATGATCAAATACGGAGCAAACCCATGACGCGAGAACAGCTAATAAACGCCCTTCGCGCCGCGCACGACGCTGGAAACGTAGAAGACGCACAGCGTCTTGGGCAGATGATTGACTCGCTGGGAGTGGCTGCGGCTGGCCCCAGCGCCACCCCGCCCAGCGCTGCTGACCGCGCCCGCACAGATCAAGCGCAGCGCGCTACGGTGGTTGACGAATTCCCCAACGGCGGAAAGATTTACCGTTCCGCCGGCGGCGTCGAGTCATACATGGGGCCGGACGGCAACGCGAACAGCGACCCCGCAGTGATAGAGATGATGCGCCGCACCCAAGACTCAAACCGCGTGACCAAAACCCAAATGGCGAAAGACTTAGTCGGCGAGGGCCGGACGCGCGCTTTGTCGGCGATGGGGGGCGTGCCAGCCCTGCGTGGTTATGTTGGCCAGTTGGCAGAGTTTGGCGCTAACGAGAGCGGTGGTGAGGTGCCGGAAGGAAACGTGCGGGCGACGAAGGAACTGTTTGATCTGGCGGTCGAGGGCCGCAAAGTAGCGGCACCCAAAACCGTGTTAGCGTCTCAAATTGCCACCGGCGCCGGACTTGGTGCGATGGCGCTCCCAGTCATGCCTGCGGCGACTATGCTGGGGAAGATGGCACAGGGCGCGGCGATCGGCGGGCCGTTGGCGGCCATAGAAGGCGCGCTCGGCGGATACGGCGAGGGCGGGCCGGATGAGGCCCTTTCGCAAGCCAAAACCGGCGCCGCGTTTGGCACCGGCTTTGGTGTTCTCGGGCCAGTCGCAGGTCGCGCAGTGGGTGCTGCGGCCACGAATTACTTAGAAAAGCCAGTGCGCAACATACTGGAAAAACTTGGCTTCGAGGGGGATGCCGGAAAAGTTGCGCAAGATGCTCTGGCACTGGACAGCGCAACGGCGGCGCGCTCCATCAGCGCAGCAAACCCATACGCCACCATAGCAAACTCCGGCGCCGCCAGCGCCGCGCTGCTTGACGAGGTGGCCAACAACCCAGCGACGCGCGGAGTTGTGCTGAAGAATTTGGACGAGACAGCCGCGCTGGCATCCAACGACCTGACTGCCAGCCTGAACACCAATATCGGCAGACCATTTGGCGACCTAAAGACGCAAAACGCAAACATTATGGAGGACACGGCCGAAGGGCGCCGCGATCTATACGCAAAGGCGTATGACTTTGAGATTACGCCAGACACCGACGCAGGCGCACAGCTAATGTCCACGCTCAACAGGGTAGACCCAGCCGACATCGCCGGCGCGCGGCGGCTTATGCGTGAAGCCGGAGAGCCGTGGGAGCAATTCGAGAGCAGGACAATAAGCGCGGACGACTTTAACGACATGCCGCCAGCCACGCGCGCGGAGATGGACGTCACCGGAAACCCAGACGGCACGTACACCATTGCAGCCGACCCCCCGCCAGTCATGGCCGTGGATTACCTGTCTCGGCAGTTATACGACGAAAGCGAAGCCCTAGCTCGGGCGGGAAACATGGCCGCCGCAAACTCGAAGCGCGACCTCGCAATGCGGTTGCGGTCAGAACTGGACGCAGTAAATCCAGACTACGCTGCCGCGCGTGCGGCTGGTAAGGACGCAATCGAGCGCCGTCAGGCTGCGGAGCTTGGCGACAGAATCCTAAACCCGAAGATCACGCGCGCGGAGGTCGAGCGTGAAGTTTCTGGGATGGGGCCAACTGAGCGCAAAGAGCTTGTGCGCGCGCTGCGGAACAGGATTGACGAATATGCGGCAAACGTGCGCGTCAACCCGCTGAAGCGGGGGAGTGACGGGGTCGAGGCTGTGGACGTTGAAGCTACCGTGGAAGCTCTGGCGACACTTAAAGTGCTTAACTCACGCGCCGTGTCTACAAAGCTGCGCATGGTTCTTGGTGATGAGGCCGCAGACGCGATGTCACAGCAAGTCAGGGACACGTCGTCTGCGCTGGCAACGCGCGCTGGCGTCGCGGCAAATTCTGCGACTTACATTCGCAACGCAGTCAGCAAGCGCGTTGACGAGATTGTCGGCACGAATATTGGCGAACGAATTGCAGCACAGGGGCCAATGAACATGGCTGTCGGCGCGGCCACACAGGGGCTAGTCGGCGGCTTGGACGCGAATGCCGCGCGAACCGAGATAATGCGGTCCATGTCTGGGCCACTGTCGCGACGCATGAGCGTGCCAGAAGCGCAGCGCGCGGGTCAACTCATGTCACGGATAGCGCCAGCCGCTGAACGTGCGCAGACTAGGGGCCAGAGCTTCGGCAATGCCGCCCAGCGCGCCATGATGGGCGCGGGCGTGTCTGGTGACGCTGCAGGCCCCGAGAGTAACGTCGAGCGCCTGAAGCGTCAGTTTGGTCTGAACTAGTGTTTTTTGGACTTCGGGGCTGGTTTTGCCTTTAGGGCGGCCAGCTCCGCAGCCTGATCTTGGATCAGTGTCGCGGCAGTCTCGCAGGAACGGAACAGCGCCATCATGTTATTGCAGCGGTGCGGCTGGTTTAAGATTCGCACGATTTCCTTTGTCTTGTCGTCCATCATTTTGGTCTCCAATTTCAATGTGATGGCGCCATTGTAGTGCTGAGAGAGCAATCAGGCAAGCGTGCGTGACAAACCGCCGTTTGGCTGGTATTATTAGGCAAGCGCCTCCGCAGAATTTAGATTGAACGGAACGAGTAATGAATGAACAGAGGTTGGAGCGGATCGAAACCAAGCTGGATTCCGTCGCCGAGGCGTTGGTCGCGTTGGCGAGGCTTGATGAGAAAACCACCAGTTTATATCGCCGTATGGACACACTTGATGACCAGCAAACTCAGCAATCCAACCGGCTTGTGACGCTCGAGGGCAGCGTCGGAAGTAACGGCCAGTCTCTGCGGTTTGCGGAGCGCGTATTCTGGATCGTTCTTGCGGCGGTCG